CGAACTTGTCCAGCCATGGGGCAGAGGAGGGCAGGTAGACGCGACCGCCTTCTATGAGGGGGAGGACGGCGTTGGTGCGGGCGACCTTGTCGTGGACCTGCTTGACGGGGATCACGGAGATGCCGGATTGGCGCTTGAGTTCTTGGATGAGAGATTGGCCAGAGGCTTTGTCCTCGATGTAGAGGCCACGGAGGCCGCGTCCGCGCCACTGGGAGGAGAGGTTGATCATACGGGACTTGAGTTCGGGGAACTCGTAGCGGCCACGCTGGACGTCGATGATGTAGATGTCGCCTGCCGTGTCCATGCCCGCGACGACGGAGACGGAGTAATCGGCCTGTTCGTTCTTCTTGAAGGCGGTGTCGCAGGCGATGACGATGGAGGAGAACTTGTTGGGCGTGATGTCGTCTGGGTAGGTTTGCCACCAGTTGGCCTTGATGAGGTTACCGCCCTCGACGGTGGGTTCCTGTTGGTAGAGGGAGGCGAACTCGCGGGGGTTGAGGCGACGTCTGCGCTGGAGGTCGTCTAGGGGGAAGCGAGAGGGCCAGAGAGATTTTTCGGTGGCGCGACGGACGGCGCGGGCCTCCTTGGGAATGAGGGCGAGGTTGTTGGCGTATTCGGGGTCTGAGGGTGGGAGGCAGTCGCGGTTGACGAGATGGGTGGAGGTCTCGGTGATGGCTTGGAAGTTGACGTGCTTCCAGCGGCCCTCGGCCCAGTCCTCTGTTTGTTGGAGGCGGCCTGCAAGGTCGTCTGGGTGCCAGCGGGTGAGGACCACGATCTGGCGAGACTTGCGGTTGTGCGTGTCGGGCTGGAGGCGGGTGGCGAGGGCGGAGGTGTAGTAGTTCCACGTGTTGTTGCGCTGGGTCATGCTCTCGGCGTCGGTACGGGACTTGATGGGGTCATCGACGATGAGGATGTTCGCAGGACGGCCAGAGGTGGTGCCGCCGATCCCCACGGCGAAGTAGGCCCCGCCGTCTGTGGTGCGCCAGACGTCTGCGGCGGATGAGGAGGGGTCTTGGTGGAAGTGCGGGAAGGCTTGGGTGAGACGGGGATCGTCGATGGTGGAGCGGACTTGGCGTCCGAAGTCGATGGCCAGTTGGGAGTTGTAAGAGCACGACATGATGAAGCGCTCTGGATCGCGGGCCATGCAGTAGGAGGGGAAGAGGACGGTGGAGAAGGTGGACTTGGCGAAGCGCGGGGGCATCGTGACAAGGAGGTTCTGTTCGGGAAGGGTGTCCTTCTCGAAGGCGTCGAGGGCGTTGATCAGTTCGATCTGGAAGGGGGCAAGGGTCCACGTGGGGTAGATGAGTTTGACGAAGTGAAGGAAGGACGTGGACGCTTGTTTCAGGGCGAGGAGGTGGCGGGCCGCGTCTGAGAGGGGGAGGGCTTTGGGGGGCATGGGCGCGGCCTCTGGGTTAAAGTAGCTTCTTGTTGCTGTTGGCGATGCGGGAGCCACGGAGTTCGTTGGCGAGGTTCTGGTCGGTGACCGTGGAGGCCATGATGAGGGCGAGGTGGTCCATCAGCGCGGCTGCGCGGTTGGGCGGTGGGACGGAGGAAAGGTCGAGGGCGGACATGGCCTTGCCGAAATCGGCGAGGGTGATGTTGGACTTGTGGTTACTCATTTGATGGCCTTTCCTTCGAGGGCTGTGGCTTTGCGGATGATCTCTTCCAGTTCGTGCTGTGAGTATTCGTGCAAGCCCTTGCCGTGGCCCTCGTGCTTGACGAAGGAGGCGTTGAGGTCTGGCACGACCTTGTTCATCAGGGTGGAAAAGACGCGGGCTTGGGTGGGGGACCAGATGCGGGTGCCGAGGACCACCTCGTTGGCGAGGGTGAGTTGGTTCTGGAGGTAGACGGAGATTTCAGCGCGAAGACGTGAGGCTTCTTCGGGGGAGAAGTCGGTCTGCTGGGCAAGGGCCAGTTTGTGTTTGAGTTCGAGGGCATGCTTGCGATCTGCTTCTATGATGCGGGAACGGAGTTCCTTCTGGGAAGGCCACTCGCCTGCGCGGGTGGCCGCGTTGGCCTTCTTGGAACATGCGGGACTGCAATAGATTTTTCGTCCTGAGGCCACGGTGAGCGTGGTTTCCGGGAGGCGTGAGTGGCAGACGAGGCAGGCGACGATCTGGGTGGACAGGAGATCGTCTGGAAGTTCCGCGAATTTCTGAAATTTTTTTTCCATAGTCCTGATTTTTTCTCCGTGTGTGGCTGGGGTCGGGGGAGTGGCAAATCCTGCGGGGAGGTAGGCGGCGGGTCGCCATAGGCCCGCCCCCCCTTGGATATTGTGTGGCAGGAATGTGGCATGGTGGGGGTTAAGTCATTGTTTTTTCGCCCTTTTTATCCCCCTGATGAAGGGATGGAGCACGGTTTTGCGTGTCAAATATGGCCCAGACGTATCGGTAACATGCCAACCCTTGTGGGGTAGCGCAATACCCCAATTCGCACACGCTCTCCCCGAAGGGGTCTTCTTTGGTGCCAGTCGAGGCAGGGTCTCGCTGTGCCGCATCACGGTTTTCGTGATGTGTAACCCGCGCAAAAGATGCGCATACGAGGAGAACCACTATGACTACGTCAACCGCAAAGACCATCCGCATGTCCGCCACCGAAGCCGCAGCCGCTTGGCTGAAAGCCAAGTCCGTCACCGCCAAGAAGCAGATCAGCGACTTCGTCGCCGCTCGTGCAGGAGAGAGCAGCCGTGTGCGTTGGACCCGTCTTGCGAAGTCCATGGCCGAAGGCGACGTGGCGCGGATCGAATACTACGCGGCCACAGGCGCGGACAAGGCCACTGCCGCAGCGAAGCTGCGTACCGCCGACAAGCCGAAGGCTACCAAGGCACCCGCGAAGAAGCCCGCTCGCAAGCCCGCGAAGAAGACACCCGCGAAGGCCGACGACAGCAAAGCTGCCAACCTCGTCGCCATGCTTGAGCAGATGGACGAAGGCCAGATGGATACGTTCATGACCTTCGCCAAGCTCGCGCTCAAGAAGTAAGCGCCCACGCACCCACGTGCTCACACCCAGTCCCTTCGGGGGCTGGGTTTTTTTGTGCCTATCGCCCTGTGTCACGCCCGCGTGATGCAGAGCCGTGGACACGACCACGACAACACCAACGCATGAGGAGAAACGACATGCACACGATACCTGCGAACCTGCTGCCATGTGAGGACGGCGACTTCGCCCTCGCAATCGACTTCACCGACGACGCCAGCGTCTACGACGACGTCACCACCATCACCTTCACCGACGAATACGAGCCGTCATGGTGGCAGGTGAGAGGCCAGTTTGAGCCGCGCCATGTGCGCAGCATCGAGGCCGCAATCGGAACCATCTATTGACACGAGCGACACCTTCGGGTGTCATGTGTCTCACACACGAGGACAACGACATGACAAACACCTACAACTTCTCCACGCTAGACGTGGCTCTCGCATCCATGGCAATAACGCGGCAGATGCCGCACGACTACGTCACCAACACGTGGCCGGGTATCTTCACCCTTCCTGCCATACGCAAGGCGGCCAAGGACGCAGCCAAGCAATACCCCGACGCCAACACGCCCAGCATCGACTGGATCATCACCGAGCGCGGTGACGCAGAGCGTCTCATTCACGTGCTCGACAACCCCGACTACGTGGAGTTCGTCTGCATCTCACACGACGGCTACGTCCAGCGATGGACGACCACGGCAACGCCGCGCAACGTAGCGGCCATGTTGTTGGACCTGCGGTGCAGCGACGACGTCAACGAGGTGCGCATCTACCCGCACTCCAACGCCGATGTGATGGCAGCATGACGGACTGGTCGCATCCCGAAGCCCGCAAGATACGCAGCCGCTTCAAGGCGGCAGCCACACGCAACACCACCAAGGGACGCAGTAGCCTTGGTTGGTTAAGCCCACGCCAGCAACTCGCATCCTACGCAGAGGCCATGGGGTGGCACGTCAACCACGCAAGGCAGGTTGTGCAGATGCACAGGATGGACATCGACTTCTTGGACGAGACCCAAGCATGAACATCAACGCCAACGTGGAGGGCGATGGTCGCCCTTCACACACATCAACCAAAGGAGACTGAACAATGAAACTGACAATCGCAATCATCTTCGCCGCCACGACCGCACTCACAGCCAGCATGGCAAGCGCCAGTATGCGCTGCACCACGACGGGTAACGTCACGCGCTGCGTTGATTGGGACACGAACACGACGACCCGTTGCACGACGACAGGCAACGTCACCCGCTGCACGACCTACTGATCGCAGCCTTGCGGTGTCCCACGGTGGGGCATCGCACCACACACACCGGAGACAACGACATGAAACTGATTACCGCATCCATCCAGCGCAAGCTGATCGCCAACCACGCCACCGACGATGGCAGCACCAAGCCACCGCTCAAGCTGTTCGCCCCATGGGGCGCAGCAACGTGGCTGATCAACAGCATCGACCCAGACGATCACGACTACGCCTTCGGGCTGTGTGATCTGGGCATGGACATCGCAGAGCTTGGCTACGTGGACCTCAAGGAACTGCGCAGCATCAAGGGGCCATTCGGTCTGAGCATCGAGCGGGACATTCACTTCACCCCCAGCAAGACCCTCGCCGAGTACGCCAAAGAGGCCAGAGAGTTGGGGCGTATCGAAGCATGAACAAGCCCCCTCGCATCCGCATCAGCGACGTCTTGGGTGTCGCTGCCATCTTCGTAACCACCATTGCCCTGCTCGTGATCATTCACGGGCTGGGCGCATAGAGAAGGAGGAAAGCTATGCTTTCATACAGCCACAAGTCGGCGATCATCGACGCCGGAAACTTCAAGACGCTTGCGGTGCACCTGACGCTGCTTGAGGACACGTACAAGGATGCCCTCGCAAGCGAGTTGGAAGACGTGATCGAACATTTCGAGGACGAAGGCACAGCCGAGTGTGACCGCTATGCCAGTGCGATACGTGAGTTGATCCGCTGCATACGCCTTGGCGACGACGACACGAAGGCCAGTGAGTTGCGCCCCATCGGTGAACTCGCAGAGGAAATGGTCCAAGAGAACTTGGCCCGCATGGATGGTGACACATGACCTTCCACTTCCTACGGAAGCCACCACGGCCAACGCTTACGGCCAGTGAGAAGCTGATGATGCTGACGGTCAGCGCAGTCATGCGCTTGTTCGTGAGCCACATGAGATTGCGGGCC